AAAATGGTTCAGTACAAAATTTACCTGCAGAAGTATTACCTGAAGAGGATAAAGAAGTATTTTTAACATTTTCAGAAGTAAATCAATTAGGTTTAGTACAACAAGCAGCTATAAGACAAAAATATATAGATCAAACACAATCATTAAATTTATGTTTTGATCCAACTGATTCACCTAGATGGATAAATCAAGTACATTTAGAAGCTTGGAAATTAGGAATTAAAACACTTTATTACTTAAGAACAGATTCAGTTATTAAGGGTGACTTAGGATCCCGTGTAGCAGATTGTGTATCTTGCGATGGGTAATAGTATGTATAATAAACAATAAAATAAGAACCAATGAAATATTTAAAAAGATTTTGGAACTGGTTATTAGGACAAACCACTATTGACGAAAAAATTGAAGCCAAAGTAGAAGACATCGTTGATGAGGTTAAAGAAAGAGTTGACCGTATAAAAGAAGAAATTTCTGATGTACAAGAAGCTGCTTCTGAAGTAGTTAACCAGGCAAAAGACGTAGTTGACGCTGCTAAAGGTAAAAAGCGAAGAGGCAGACCAAAGAAAAAATAAGTTATAGTAAATAGGTTTTATAGTATTAACTTATAAAACTATAAAAATGGCATTTAGAGATATGTTTAAAGATAATAATGACATAAATGAAAAAAATGTAGTTGGATTTGCAGCCTTTGCAATGATGGTAGTATTTGCATTAGTAGATATAGTTACTGGAATTGGAGGTAAAGAATTAACAATTCAAGAATACATTTATAACTCATTTGTAATAATAGCACTTGGTAGTTTTGGCATAGCTGAAGTAGGAAAAGTGTTTGGAGGTAAAAAAGATAATACTGAAGAATAATGTTAATAAAAAAAGGATCTAGAGGCCCAGATGTTAGAGAATTACAAGAGGCCTTAGGACTAGCAGCTGATGGTATATTTGGCTCTGGTACAGAAGCAGCAGTAAAGAAATTTCAAGAATTTAATGGTTTAGCCGTTGATGGTTTAGTAGGCAAAGGTACTTGGGAAGCTTTAGGCTTAGATACTGATATTTCAGGTTGGGATCCTGCCACTGATAGAGACGATAAATTAGAATATTTAGGTAAGTATAAAACTAAAGATGGTTTAGAAATAGATAGAGCTTACCTAGATGGGGATGAATATGTAAGAGATTATGGTAAAATAGAACCATTAGGATTTTTTATTCACCATACAGCTGGTTGGGATAATCCTTATAATACAATTAATAATTGGAACCGAGATACAAGAGGTAGAGTAGCTACACAATATTGTATAGGTGGTACTAATGTAAAAGGTAAAGATGCACCTCATGATGGTGTAGTAGTAGAATGTTTTCCAAATAACTATTTAGGATGGCATTTAGGTAAAGTAGGTGGATTTGCTATATCTAAATTTTCAGGAGGTGTAGAATTAAATAATTTTGGTTATTTAACTAAAAAAGGAGATAAATACTACACTTATGTTAATACAGAAGTAAAACCAGAATATGTTTGTGATTTAGGATATAAATTTAGAGGTCACCAATACTGGCATGCTTACTCAGATAAGCAAATAGAAAGTTTAAGATTACTTATTTTACATTTAAAAGACATTTATCCAAAAATGGACCTAGAAAATGGTATTCCTAAAATGTTAAAAGAAGGAGTACACCCAAAAGAAGCATTTGAATTTAATGAAGATGCTTATAATGCAAAACAATTTGGGTTATGGTCACATACATCTGTAAGAAAAGACAAGTTTGATTGTTTTCCTCAAGAGGAACTTGTTAACATGCTAAGAAATTTATAAATTAATCTTATGATTAAAAAAATAACAGATAGGATATTCCCTGCCTTAATAGCTTTATCTGCACTTTCCGTATCTGCTTCAGCAGCATTCTATTCAATTAGTGGTTTAAGTAAATTATTTGCAGGAGCAGCATTTGCAGTTATAGTAATGGCGGCCTCATTAGAGGTAGCTAAATTAGTAATAGCATCTTTACTCTACCAATACAGAAAAACATTACCAATATTACTTAAAATTTATTTATCTATTGCTTGTGTTGTATTGATATTAATTACTTCAATGGGCATATATGGGTTTTTATCTGCGGCTTACCAAGATACAGCAAATAAAGAAGGTAATGCTGAAGCTCGAATAGTACTTATAGAAACTAAAAGAGATAATGTTAAAGAACAATTAGAAGTTTATACTGAAGAAAAAACGTCTATAAATGAAGCAGTAACTGAATTAAGAAAAGGACTATCTAATAATAAAGTTCAATGGAGAGATAAAGAAACCAATCAAATTATTACTTCAACCTCTAGCAGAACTAGAAAAGCATTAGAAAAACAATTAGATCAAGCTATAATTAGACAAACGGAAATAAATGCTAAGGTAGATGTTTTAAATAAAAAAATATTTGAATATGAAACTGAAATAGTAGAAACTAGAATAGGAGATGGTTCTACAAGTGAATTAGGCCCACTTAAATACCTTTCGGGTTTAACAGGTTTACCAATGGATAGGATAATAAATTATCTTCTATTAACAATAATATTTGTATTTGACCCTTTAGCTATAGCATTAGTAGTAGCAGCTAACTTTGCATTTGAAAGAATAAGACCTAAAACTAGAGAAAATTTATATGGTGAAACAGTAGAATGTTCTGTTCCTGAAGGTAGAGAATTTAATACTCCTTATGATATAGATGATTTAATACCTGATACACCCTATACTAAAGAAGAAGTTAGTGAAGTTTTAAAAAATGAATCAAAAAAAGAACAAATTAAAAAACTAGAAGAAGAAGCAGTTAAAATGGAAAATAGACCTTTTTATAAAAATGCCTATAACGTAGTAAAAGATAAAATTAAAAAATTAAAAGACGAAGATAATATAATTACTTATTAAAAGTATTTGGCTTCCCTAATAAAGGTTCGTATATTCAAGTATGGCTAAACATTATATTTACGATGTAGATGAAGATACAGTTTTAGATAAAATATCCCAACTACAACCCCTTAATTATAATCAATTTAGATGGTGGAGAAGATTCGATGCTCCTAATAAACCATTACATAAAAATTCTAATTTACTTAGAAAAATTCAAAATGGTGATTATGAATTCTCTCATTATTACTGGCAAGCTAGATATGCTGAAATGGAAATAAATGAATTACACCATGAGACATACCCTGATGCTGTTTTATTTAATGAAAAAAATGCTATGAACGGTGCTAGAAGAAAACGTTTATGGGATGATTTCGAAAAAGACGAGAAAGAACGTATGACTAATCTTACAAAAGATTTTTATTATAAATTTAAAATGTCTCGAGAGCAGGTAAAAAAAGAAATGGAGGAATTTGGAGGTACGCTAGAGAATTTTTATCATTACTGCGATAAAGAATTTGGAACAAGACAACAAAAATTTCAAACACGAGGAAGACCAAGAAAAGTTATATGAAAGTATCACACGAAGCACCTATCCCATATATGAGACAAGTTAGGGGATTAATTGATTATGATTATTGTTTACCACATTTATTAGATGAAAGCGAAGAGTATAAGCAATATTTTATAGAATCTAAAGAAATGAAGCGTTATATCATTATGGATAACTCCTTACATGAATTAGGAGAACCATATGATTCAGAACGTTTGGCACATTGGTTATATTATTTTAAACCTGATGAATTTATAGTACCAGATTATTGGCAAGATAAAACAGCAACATTAGTATCAGCTAAAGAATGGATTAATAAAAAATACCCTGATAATACTACCCCAGTAGCTGTAGTACAAGGTAAAAATGAGAGTGAAGCTAGAGAATGTTATAGAATATTAAAATATCAAGGTTATGAAAAAATAGCTTTTAGTTATGGTGCAGATTGGTATTATAGTAAAGGTAAAGAAACATCTAAAAATACTGAAAATATAACAGTAACTAAAGCTCATGGTAGATATAATTTTATAAAAGAATTATCTGATGATGATACAATCAAAAAATCAGATAGAATACATTTACTAGGTTGTAATATACCTCAAGAATTTAAATGGTATAAAAATATGCCATTTATTAAAACAATAGATACTTCAAACCCAGTTATACATGGTTTATCAGGAATAAAATATGAACCCTGGGGATTGAATAACAAAATATCTACTAAGGTAGATAAATTTAAAGGAGAAGCTGAACATTGGGAAACAGCAATTTATAACATACAATTATTTAAAACATTTATACCAACATGAAACAAGCAGTATTAAGTTTAAGTGGTGGAATGGATAGCAGTACACTATTACTTCACCTATTAGCACATCAATATCAAGTAACAGCTCTTAGTTTTGATTATGGTCAAAAACATAGAGTTGAATTAGAAAGAGCACAACAATTAGTAGATTATTTAAATAGTAAACAGAATCAAGATACTAAAGAAATATTTAAACCTATTACATATCAAGTAATTAAATTAGATGGTTTAACATCACTACTAAATTCAGCTTTAGTATCAGGAGGAGATGAAGTACCAGAAGGTCACTATGAAGAAGACAATATGAAAGCTACAGTAGTACCTAATAGAAATAAAATATTTTCTTCTATTACACAAGCGGTAGCATTATCAATAGCAAATAAAACAGAATCACCTGTTAAAATAGCAATGGGTATTCATGCTGGTGATCATGCAATTTATCCTGATTGTAGACAAGAATTTAGAGATGCAGATTATAAAGCATTTTGTGAAGGTAATTGGGAAGCATCAAGAGTATCTTATTACACACCTTATTTAGAAGGAGATAAATACGATATTTTACAAGATGGAGAATCATGTTGTGAATGTTTAGGAGTTGATTTTGATGAAGTATATAAAAGAACAAATACATCATATAAACCAACAGCTGAAGGATTATCAGATTATAAATCAGCATCATCAGTAGAAAGAATAGAAGCATTCTTAAAATTAGGTAGAAAAGATCCTGTTATATATGTTGATGGGTGGGATACAGCAAAGGCTCATGTTGAAAAATTATTAGCTGATCATAATGCTAAATCTAATATGATGAATGATGCAGTTGATATAGTAAATAATATGTAATATGAAATATCCGGACGCCAAATTACATCAATTAATAAGTTTTATAAAATCAGGAATGAGAATTATAGGGTATTGTTTTATACTTTATAATTTACCTATTGCTGTATGTTTACTTATATTAAGTGAGGCAGTAGGAATAATAGAAGAATTAGTATAATGGGAAAATTTCAATCAAGTAAAGTTTTTGACGGATTTAGTACAGTGTTTCGTCAATGGAAAGCTAAAGATACACACTGTAGATTTTTACATGGATATGGAATTTCATTTAAAGTATATTTTGAAGGTGAATTAGATGATAGAAACTGGGTATGGGATTTTGGTGGTATGAAAAGAGCTAAAACACTTATAGATGGCAAACAACCTAAAGCATGGATGGATTATATGTTTGATCATACTGTAATAATAGCAGAGGATGATCCAGGAATGGGGGGTTGGAAAACAATGAATGATTTAGGAGTAATTCAATTAAGAATTATAGAAGCTACGGGAGCAGAAAAATTTGCTGAGTATGTATATAATAAATTAAATGATTTCGTTCATGAAGAAACTGAAGGTAGAGTAAAAGTTACTAAAGTTAAATTTATGGAACACGGTAAAAATGCAGCATATTATACAGAATGAAAAGAATAGAAGATTATAATAAAGTATTACCAGTTTTAGAAGTATACAGATGTGTACAATCAGAAGGATCTAGATTTGGTAGACCCACTATTGCAGTTAGAACAACAGGTTGTACTCACAGATGCTACTTTGGAGAAGGTGGTTGGTGTGATTCTTGGTATACAAGTATACACCCAGAAAAAGGTACATTTACATTTAATGATATTATTAAAATATATGATGATAACCCTCATGTAAGTGAAATGATGCTAACAGGTGGTTCACCTACAATGCATCCTGCTTTAGTAAATGAGATAACTCATTTTGCTAAAGAAAGAGGGATATTAGTTACAATTGAGACTGAAGGTAGTCATTTTTTGGAAACAGATTATCCTTTAGATTTAATATCTTTATCACCTAAATTCTCAAATTCAGTGCCTGTAGTAGGAGCTATTACACCTAATGGGGCTGTAGCAGATGAAAGAATGATTAAGGTACATAATAGACTTAGATTAAATAAAGAAGCTATTTTTAAAACTCTTGCATATCATAAAGACTACCATTTTAAACCAGTATGGGATGGTACAGAAGAAAATTTAGCTGAAATAGAGGCATTTAGACTTGAAATGAAAATACCAAAAAATAAAACTTTTATAATGCCAGCTGGAGATACTAGAAAAACTTTAATAAAAATGTATCCTTTAGTATTTGAATTATGTGCTAAACATGGCTATAACATGACTGGTAGGGATCATATAATTGCTTTTAATACTGAAAGAGGAGTATGATAGATGAAGCCCTTGAAATATTAGAAGAAATAGAAGAAAATGTAGGAGTATGTTGTGCAATAACAATGGACCCCGAAGAAGTAGAGATATTAATATATCGTGTTAAGGAAATTTTACAAAAATTAAAAAATGAATAAAGCAAAAATTATATTAGCTTTAGTACTTAGTAGTACTTTAGCTTATAGTCAAGTTATAAAAACAGATGTATTTACAGTAAATTACTCCGAAGAGTATGAGCAACCACTTTGGTTAGAATATACAATACAGTGTCCAAATGGACATGCTGAAAGAACAGGTATGAATTTTTGGGTACCTAAAGGAGTAAAAACATCAGATGATGAAGATTATAAGGGTAACATTTATGATAAGGGCCATTTAGCACCTGCAGCAGCATTTAACTGTAATAAAGAAACATTACTTAAAACATTTTCATACTTAAACTCAGCTTTACAGCATGAGGGATTAAATAGGGGACAATGGGCAAGACTAGAATCATTTGAAAGAAGTTTAGCTAATTTTTTTGGTCAAGAAGTAAAAGTAAGAGTAGATGTATTATTTGAAGGTAAATTACAAAAAGTAAAAGGTGGAGCTACTATACCTAGTGGCTTTAGAAAAACAATAATAATGGGAGATATTAAAAAAACATTTGAATTTCCAAATGCCGATACAAAAGGTACAAGTTGGATAGAATATCTCAAAAAATAAAAAATTATGAAAGTAACAAATTTATGGAATAAACTTAGAATATTAAGCGGTAATATTATAGAGTTTAAGATTAGAGTAAGTAAATTTATATTGTTAGATTTATTTATTAGTACAAACAGATTTAAATTAATGATTTTAAATATTGGATTCGAAAGCAAATGAATAGATATTACGTAAATTGGGATGAAATAAGAGCTTTAGTTTTTAGACTATCCCATAAAATAATAACCAACGATTTAGGATTTAAAAATATATATGGTTTACAAAGAGGAGGTTTAATCCCCGCAGTAATGCTATCTCACCAATTAGGAATACCTATGGCTAAAGGTGATATAGGACCTGATACTTTAATAGTAGACGATATTTGTGATAGTGGAGAAACACTAGATAAACTAGTAAAAAAATACCAAACACTATATTCTTTTCCCTTTAATCTTAAAACAGCAGTTTTACATTATAAACCTCATATTTCATGTTTTGAACCAACTTTTTATGCAGAAAAATGGAATAAGGATGTTTGGTTAACATATCCTTGGGAAAAAGAAGATTCAGAAGCTATACAAGATTATAAAGTAAAAGTTGGAGAGTACAAATAATTTTATTATATTTAAACAAAGTTAGTGCATGGAGAATAAACGAAGAAAAATACACGAGGAGTTAGAAGTAGTACAAGAGGGTTTTGCAAATGGGGTTGCACCTGGATTTCCTCTTGAACAATCTGAAAAAGATAAAATGATAGATAAGGCAGAAGAAGCTTATGGTAAGTTTTTAGATGCTTTAAAATGTGATTGGAGAAATGATCCAAACTCAATGGAAACACCTAGACGTGTAGCTAAAGCCTATGTTAATGATTTATGGGCAGGTAGATACACAGCAATGTCTCCTATTACATCTTTTCCTTCTGATGGTTATGATGGTATTATTATAGAAAGAAATATACCTTTAACATCAATGTGTTCACACCATCACCAAACAATTGGAGGTGTAGTTCATATTGGTTATATAGCAGGAGAAGGTGGTCAAGTAATTGGGTTATCAAAACTAAACAGAATTGTAGAATTATTTGGTAGAAGAGGAGCAATACAGGAGCAATTAACTTCAGCGATACATAATGCTGTATCTAAAATTACAGAAGGTAATAAAGGTGTTATAGTTTCAATAGTAGGAACACATAATTGTGTTTCTTGTAGAGGAGTTAAACATCAAGGTGCAGCAATGGTTACAACTAAAGCATCAGGTGTTTTTAGGGACAATGATAATTTAGCTAGAAAAGAATTTTTTGATAGCCTAAAGATTAATAACGGAGGGCACAATATATAAGTTATGGGAAAAAAAAGAACAATGAATTATTATAGGCAAACTAAGGACGCTATTTATACGCCCAAATATCATCCAAAAACGGGAGAATTAAATCCTGAGTATGAAGAGGGACAATTAGAAATTCCATTTGCAGATGTAGATTTTGTAAATGAAGTAGAAGAATTTAATAAAACATTTGGTAAACCAAACAATTATGAGCCCACAGTTCCCGAAGAAAAAGAATGGAAGTTTGTCTATGATTTCTGTATCGAAGAAATCAATGAATATAGAGAAGCTTGCGAAAACGGAGATATCGTGGAAATTTTGGATGCTCTTTGCGACATTGCTTATGTTACCTTGGGGAACGGTGTTATGCTACATGGCCTTAAAGATAAGATATGGCCAGCGTATCAAGAGGTCCAGGCGAGTAATATGTCTAAATCTTGCAAAACTCAGGAAGAAGCAAGGCAAACTGTCACTCTTAGAGCTAAGGAACAAGGTGAAGAATGCCATTTTGAAAAAGTAGGAAGCAGATATGTTGTTTACAGGACACGAGATAAAAAAGTAATGAAATCAATAAATTACTTTAGGCCAGATTTAAAAAAGTTTTTTACAGAAGCAGAGTTAAAGAATGTATAAAAAAGCATTTGCTAGAAAAATAGGAGATAATAAACATTTAATACATTTATGGACTGATACTGGCTACGAAAAAGTAGAGTGGACTAATTTTGCATATAAAGAATGTCCTGAAGGTGAAGGCGATTATATAGGTTTAAATGGAGAACCACTAAGACGAACTAGTAAATGGAGACCCGATGATTCAGGTCTCCATTTTGGTGATATGAAGGCACACCAAAAATTTCTTATTGAAAAATATGGTACTAATGATGAAGTATCTACTACACATAGAGAAGTATTTTTTGATATTGAAACTGAGATGGGAGATGCTCTTACAGTAGAGTACATTCAAAAGGCACCTAAAAAAGTAACATCTATTGCTTGGTATGATAAACAGGTAGATCAATGGGGTATTTTAATTTTAGATACTAAAAATCAACTTAAACATACTAAAGCTAAAAATAAAGAAATTACACCCTGTAAATCAGAAAGTGAATTACTAGCTAAATTCTTAGAAAAATTTAGGGAAATTGATCCTGACATTTTAATAGGATATAATAGTGATTATTTTGATATACCTTATTTATATTACAGAATGTGTAATGTATTAGGTGAAGATTGGGCTAGACATTTATCTCCAATTGGTTATGTAAGAGAAACACCTTGGTTTAAAGACCAATATGTACAAATTTGTGGTGTTGAATCTTTAGATTATATGCGTTTACATAAAAAATATAGTTGGCGAGATGAGCCATCATGGAAATTAGATGCTATTGGGGAAAAATATGCTGGTATAAATAAAGTTGAATATGAGGGTAATTTAGATTCACTATTTGAATCCGATATACATAAATTTATAGAATATAACTTTGTTGATGTTAAAATACTAGTTGAATTAGATAAAAAATTAGAATATTTAGCTTTAACTAAAAACTTATCTCATAAAGGTAAACACAATTACAGTGAGGTATATGCTAATACAAATACTCAAGATGGAGCTATTTCAGCTTATTTATTAAGCAAAAATATTATACCTCCTTCTAAAGAAAAAAACCAAAAAAGTAAACAAGGTTATGCCGGTGGTTATTTATTTTGTCCCAAAGCAGGGATATACAACTATATGTTTGATGAGGATTTAACTTCATTATACCCTTCAATTATAATGTCCTTAAACATAGGTAAAGAAACATTTAAAGGTAGGATAATAGATGCTGATGATAGAAATAATAGATTAGGATTAAATGATTTAAAATCTAGGGATCCTAAGGAGGTTGTAATTATTAAAAACCATAAGGGTAAAAGCGCTGAAGTAACAATAACAAATTTAATTAAATTTATAGAATCAAATAATTTTACTATATCAGCTAATGGTACTATGTTTGCTACACATAAACAATCCGTACTATCAACTATATTAGCTAAATGGTTTGGTGAAAGAGTATTATATAAAGATAAAATGAAAAAAGCATATAAAGCTAAGGACAGTGAAGCCGGAGCTAAATACCATTTACTACAATACACAATGAAAATTTTATTAAATAGTTTATATGGTGCAACTGCATTACCTAGTTTTAGGTATGGGATGAACCACTCTATCTTGAGTGAAGCAATCACTTTATCAGGGCATAGGATTATACAGGAAAGTGCTTTAGTAGCTAATCGTGAAATGAATAAAGAAATAAAAAATGTTAAGTAAACAATCTATTAGAAAAGAGCATACTATTTACCTAAACGAGGTAAAAATGACTAAAGAAGAAATTATAGAAATATCTAAAGATTTTAATGAAAAGGAAGAATTACATTTTAGAAAAATGTTACAACAAGGAGGGTCACTTAAAATTAAAGGTAATAAATTTAGAATAGATAAGTACGAGTATAAACAAAGAAATAGTAAGGGCGAATATGAAGAAGCAGCTAAACCTCACAGGGCAGAAGATTGGGAATGAAACATCTAGAAGACACACCATGGTGGATTTGTAATCCTGAAGATACTAACTATTGTGCTTATGTAGACACAGATAGTAATTATTTTCATGCTGAGCCTTTATTAAGACATAGATTTCCTAATTTTGATGAAATGTCTGATAAGGAAAAGGACACTGAACTAGAAAAAATTGCTTTAGAATATCAAGATAAAATTACAGATCACTATAATAATGTAGCTAAGGATGTTTTCAATATAAATCAATTTGAATGGTTTGATAAACCACATTGGTTAGAAATGAAAACTGAATGTGTAATTAGATCAGCTTATTTTAGAGCAACTAGAAGATATGCTCAATGGATTACTAAACAAGAAGGTGTTGAAAAAGAAACACTTGATATTAAAGGTTTAGAGTTTCAAAAAGCAAATTTTCCACCTATACTAGGGGAATTTTTCCATAATGCCTTAGTAGACGTTCTAAAAGGTACTAAACAAGAAGAAATAGATACTAGAGTAAAAGCATTTAAAAAACAAATATTAGATGGTACTATACCCTTAACTAAACTTGGTAACCCCACATCTGTAAAACAAATAGGTAAGCATCAAGGTAAACCTGCTAGAGCAGGTGAAATATTTTCTCAATTTAACCATGTAGAAAATAAAGCAGGACATAAATTAGGAGCCCCAGCAGCAGTTAAAGCAGCTATTAGATATAACGATTTACTTAGATTTTGGAAATTAGATACTAAACATGAATTAATTACTAATGGTACTAAAATTAAATGGATTTACCTTAAAAACAATCCATACCAAATTGAAGAAATAGCATTTTTAGATTATGATATGCCAGAGAAAATTCGTATATTCATAGAGCAATATGCTGATAGAAAAAAAGTATTTGAAAGTATATTACTAAATAAACTAGAAGGTTTTTATAGTGATATGGAATGGACATTAAATTTAAACCCTTATATAAACCAATTTTTTGATTTATGATAGCAAAAACACAATTACAATCAATTATAGCTAAATATTTTTTAGGTGAAATAGAACAAATTAAATGGGAAATAGAAGATAACCATTTAAATATTAATTTTATTACACCATCTAATATGGTATTAGGATCAGTTAAATGTAATGATTTTCAAATGGAAGATGCTGAACTAGCCATTTATAACACTAAAAAATTAGCTAATTTAATTTCAATATGTAGTGGGGATTTAATGTTAGATTTAGATAGACAAAAAGAAATTATTACTAAACTTAAAATAGCAGATGAAAATTTTAATTTAGAATATGCTCTATCAGATCCACTATTAATTAAAAAAGTAGGTACAGCTAAACCAGTAGATAGCTGGTATGTTGAAATAGATTTAGGTAGTGAAGAAATATCCAATATTTTAAGAGCTAAGGGGGCAATGTCGGAGGTAGAACATTTTTTAGTAACCACTACAAAAGATTTAGATAAACAAGACGTATGTGAACTTATATTTGGAGACGAAATAGGTCACAACAATAAAATATCCTACCAAATGCAAGGTATGATAAATAAAGAGTATATGAAAATAAAATATAACTCTAATATGATGAAAACTATATTAAATGCAAATAAAGATATGAGTGAAGGTAAATTTAAAATATCGAATGCAGGTTTAATGTACTTACATTTTACAGATGGAGTTATAGAAAGTGAATATTATATGGTACCAACTGAAGATGGAATTATTTCATAAGTAATTTGGCAACCTTATTTTCTTTTCATATATTTATATACGCAAACTTAGGAGGCACAAACAGCTCACCAAAATGGGAGCCGAGTAATTAAAAATAGGGTAGTTAAGACACCCACAAAATTAAATGATATGAGTACATTATTTCATGAACGTACGCCGTTCGACATTCTATTTAGAAATTTCTTCAACGCAGAAGGAAAATTCCAACCAACAACATTCGATAATAAACAACCACATCCCCTAGATATATTCTATGATGAAGATGGTCTCAATTTTGAGATTGCCTGTACAGGTTTAACCAAAAAAGATATTAAACTTCAAATTGATGGAGATCAGTTAAATATATCTTATGATAAACCACAAGAAGAGGAATCATATGAGGGTTATATTTATAAAGGATTAGCTAAAAGATCCTTTAAATTAGGATATAAAATAGCAGCTAAATTTGATTTATCAAAAATAGAAGCTAAAATGGAAAATGGATTACTCCATTTATTTATCCCAACAATCGCAGATAAAAAATCAAAATTAATAACAATAAAATAAAAAAAGTGAATCCTAAGTTTGCTTTTTAAATTATTGTTATTATATTCACATCAAACATTAAATTAAATTAAGTTATGGAATTAGAAGCATTATTCAATGCCGTTATTGTTAAACCTCAAGAGGAAGAGGAAACTCAATATGGCTCAATAGTAGTACCTGATTTAGGAAAAGACAGAAACGAACATGGAGAAGTAGTTGCTGTAGGTCCTGGTCACCCAATACCAGGAATTGGTTTTGTAGAAACACAAGTTAAAGTGGGAGATATAGTAGTATTACCAACAGTTGGTTTTACTAAACTACAACATAAGGGAGATGAATATTACATTGGTCCTGAAAATCAAATATTAGCAAAAGTAAATAAAACAACATCAGTAGAGGATGTATTAGCAGAAACAGAAGTATCAGAAGAAGATTTTGATGCTATAAAATCAATGGATTAAGATGAGTAAAATTATAGAATTTGGCCCTGAAGCCAGAAAAAAACTAGTAAAAGGAATAGACCAAATAGCAGATGCCGTAGTATCTACACTAGGTCCAAATGGTAGAAATGTTGTTATTTCTAAACCAAACCAAACTCCACAATCAACAAAAGATGGTGTAACAGTAGCAAAAAGTATTTCATTGGAAGATCCAACTGAAGAGTTAGGTGTTCAAATGCTTAAACAAGCAGCTATTAAAACAGCCGATAATGCAGGAGATGGCACAACTACCTCTACTTTATTAGCTAGAGAAATGGTTAAAGCAGGTTTATCAGCTTTGGATAATAATGCTAATGCTGTAGATATTAAAAGGGGAATAGATGCTGCTGTAGAACAAGTAGTTCACCATTTAACCCCATTTCAAGAAGATGTTTCATCTCAAGAGCAATTAGAACAAGTAGCCACTATTTCAGCTAATAATGATGAAACAATAGGTAAATTAATTGCTACTGCAATGGAAAAAGTAGGTAGAGAGGGAGTAGTACATATTGAAGAATCTAAAACAGGTGAAACTTATCTTGAAACAGTAGAAGGTATGCAATTTAACAGAGGTTATAAATCACCTTATTTTGTTACTAATAATAACACTATGTCTACTACCTTAAATGATTGTTATGTTTTGATAGCAGATCATACTTTTACACAAGTAAAAGAATTATTACCAATTTTAGAAAGTGTATCAAACACAAATAAATCACTTTTAATCATTGCTAAAGATATAGACAATGAAGCACTAGCTACTCTTATAGTAAATAAAATGAGAGGTACATTAAAAGTATGTGCTGTAAAAGCTCCTGAATTTGGAGACAGACAAAAATTAATGTTAGATGATATAGCTATTTTAACTGGAGGTCAAGTATTTAGTAAAGAAAAAGGTATGAAACTAGAAAAATTCAGTTGGGAGTGGTTTGGTGAAGCTAGAGTATCTACTATTACTAAAGAAAAAACCACTATTGTAGATGGTAAAGGTTCAGAAGAATCTATTGCTGACAGAGTAGAAGAATTGGCTAACCAAATAGAAAAAGCTGAAACACCATTTGAAATAGAAAGATTACAAGATAGAATGTCTAAATTTGTAGGTGGAGTAGCAATTGTTCATGTAGGTGGAAATACTGAAACTGAAATGAATGAAAGAAAAGATAGAGTTGATGATGCTCTAAATGCTACAAAAGCAGCTATTGAAGAAGGTATTCTACCAGGAGGTGGAGTTGCAATAGCAAGAGCAACACAGTGGGTAGAATATAATGGTAATGTAGATTTTAATATTGGAGTAGAAATTGTTAAAGAAGCATGTAAAAAACCATATGAACAAATCTTAAAAAATGCTGGTTTAGAAGAAATTCCTGAATTAGCAGAAGATGGTGAATGGGAAGGATTTGATATTAGACAAAATAAAATGGTAGATTTTAAAGAAGCTGGTATTATAGATCCATTTAAAGTTACTAGAAGTGCATTACAAAATGCAGCATCAATAGCAGGTACTATTTTATTAACAGAAGCCACAATAGTTGATAAACCCGTAGAAAATAAATCACCTGAAATAGACCCAGCTATGATGGGCATGATGTAATATGAAAACAAAGGTTATAGAAAGAAATGAAGTTATAGCAACAAGAGTACCACCTGGAGACAGGTGGTCTTTAGTTGAAGACCCTAAAAAAGTTATTCATAAATCCCTTACAGATGCTTTGGAAGCCTATCTAGGAGTTACTAACTTTAAGGGTGAATATAGGCTAGCTCCTTTAGATGGTAAATTATATGCTATTAAAACAACTGAAGAAGAGGTCAAACCTGAACCAATAAAGAAATATAACATATATGGTGATGAGTATTAAAGAGCATTCACTTTTAGTTGAAAAATATAGATCAAAAGATTTAACAGAGTATGTAGGAAATGAACATATTAAGACCCAAATACAAAAATATCTAGACCAAGATGATATTCAAAACTTTATATTTTATGGTCCTGCTGGTACTGGAAAAACGACCCTTGCTAAGCTTATTGTTAATAATTTGGAATGTGATTACCTTTATATTAATGCTTCTGATGAACGAGGCATCGAAACTATTAGGGATAAAGTCACGAGTTTCTCAAGCACTGTATCGTTTAAAAAGATTAAGGTTGTCATCCTTGATGAGGCGGATTTTCTCACTATCCAAGCACAAGCATCTCTAAGAAATACAATAGAAACGTTTTCACGTAACACACGTTTTATCCTCACTTGTAATTTTATAGAGCGTATTATAGATCCGCTTCAATCAAGGTGCCAAACATTAAAAATAGTACCACCAAGTAAAAAAGAAGTAGCAAAACACATAAAAGAGATACTAGATAAAGAACAAACAAAGTTCGAAATTGAAGCTCTTGTTAACATAGTTAATAAACATCATCCGGATATACGAAAAATGCTAAATACAATTCAGTTATCAACTAAGGATAATGAATTAGTATTGGATGAATCTATTTTAGTATCATCAAACTATATAAAACAGATTATAGAAGAGCTAAAACTAAAGAAAACCGATTTTAGAAAATTAAGACAAATAATAGCCGATTCTCAAGTACGTGATTTTGAAGAATTATATAGAGCATTATTTGATCATGCTTCGGAATATGCCATTGGTAGAGAAGGAAGTATAGCAATAATTTTGAATGAGCATCAATATCATTCTAACTTTCGTATTGATAAGGAAGTCAATATCGCAAGTGCATTAGCAAAAATAATTGAAATAAAAAAACCACAAGTGATATGAAAATAGGAATTATAGGACAAGGTTTTGTAGGTAATGCTGTTTATAATGGATTAAAGGATTTTTTTAAAATTGAAACTTATGATATAGCTTTACCGTCTACTTGTAATTCTCTTAATGAATTAGCATCTAAATCAGACATTATATTTACATGTTTACCTACCCCAATGGAAAAAAATGGGAAATGCCATTTAAACATAGTAGAAAATGTTCTAAATAAATTAGATTTAAGAAAAGAATCTAAAATCATAATAATTAAATCAACAGTACCTCCTGGTACTACTAAAGAATGGAATGTAAAATATAAAAATTTACAAATAGTCTTTAATCCTGAATTTTTAACTGAAGCAAATGCTGTTAATGATTTCAAAAATCAAAACAGAATCATAATAGGGGGCCCTAAAAAACCAACTTCACAAGTTCGTAGAATATTTGTAAAAGCTTTTCCAAAAGTTAAAATTATAAAAACTGATTCAACTTATGCTGAAATGGTTAAATATGTTACTAATAGTTTTTTAGCAACTAAAGTATCATTTGCAAATGAAATGTATCAAATATGTGAGGAATTAAATATAGACTATGATAAAATTATTGAGTATGCTATTCAAGATGAAAGATTAGGATATTCACATTGGAGTGTACCTGGACCTGATGGTGACTTTGGGTATGGGGGACACTGTTTTCCTAAAGATATAAAAGCTTTAATATCACTAGCTCATGATTTAAATGTGTTTCCAAGAATGCTAACAGCAGTTGATTGTAAAAATAATGATGTTAGAACAGATAGAGATTGGGAAAGACAAGAAGGAAGAGCAATTATTAATAATATAAAATAAGAAAAATGAAAGGCCCACAACAACAAGGACTAAATATAGATTTTAAAAATACAACAATGATAGAAGGTTTTGACGGAGGATTATTATTCGGTCAGGCATTTGTATTAAGAAAAGTATCTAAATTCGTAGCAGGGACAGATGAAGATGCAATGCTCCCAATACCTGTATTTTATGATTTAGAGACTAAGAAAATAATTAAAGATTCTTTACCTAAAGAAATTAGAGAAGATTATAAAGACATTACTATTTAATTGAAAGATAAGATTAAAAATATATTTGATTGGTTACAACACATAACGTTGTATAAAACACCTGCTTCTGAATTTACGGATAACGACTGGGAAAAGTTTAATTCATATATGGTGCATAGATTTGTTAGTATGCATGTATATTACGTTGAAATCGCAGATTATGCGCAAAGTATGTTACCAACTATGAAAAAAGAAATATATAATTTTTATAAAGAAATGATACCAAAACGTAAAGTCTGGCTACAGTATATAAAGACTAAAAATAAGCAGATAAATAAAGAACTTGTAGAAAAAATAGCAGAATACTATGAGGTTGGAACCTCAGATGCTCGTTCATATATTAATGTTATAACGGATAAAGAGATGCCTGTTATTTTAGGAGAGATGGGATTAGATAATAAAGAAATAAAAAAGTTATTAAAATGAGTAAATTAGAAGAATTACTTTGGAGTGCTGAAGAACATGGAAAAAGAAAACAAATGTTTGAAGAAATAAATAAATTAAAACTTCAAAACCCTAAACTCACTTTAGAACAACAATACGAACAAGCATATCAAAATGTAATGAAAACATGAAAAAAAGTAAAATTATAGAAGCCTTAATTAGGCAAGCAGAAGCAGATAAATCAAAAGCTTTAATGGCATTAGATTTACTAGAAAACCAAGCGGTAGGAATTGGTGATCACACAGCAAATGATTTTTTTAAAGATGCAAATGAGGCATTAGAATTATTAGTCGAAGCTGATGATAAATTAGAAACATTAAATAAATATTGGGGCGATCAACCACTACCTTTTTAATATGGACCCAGTAAAAGCATTTGAAGAAGAATACCCTGAACTATCCCAGGAATTTAAAGTTATTCAAGATGAAATGTATAAAATGTTTGCAGCCAAACATATGGATTATGGTTTACAAAACATTTCATTAGGAGGGGATTTAACTAAAGAAAACGATAAAAAATTTTCATTAACAGGTTTAGCTATTAGGTTAACAGATAAAATTTCAAGATTAAGAAATTTGCTTACTAATGGTAGAAATTTTGTTAAAGGTGAAGGAATGGAAGACACGTTTATAGATATAGCTAATTATGGTATAATTGGTATGTTAGTAGGACGTAACAAGTGGAAAAAATAAATGGCTAAAACACCAGCTATAGTAAAGGAGATACAATTATCCCCTAAAAGAGAATTAGACTATTCTTATCAAAAAAATATTTCATATTCACAATATACAATGTGGAAGAAATGTCCTAAACAATGGGCTTTACAATATAGAGATGGTCATAAAGTATATACACCTAGTATTCATACTGTATTTGGAAAAGCATTACATGAGGCATTTCAACATTACATTAAAGTAATGTATGAAAAAAGTGCTGCAGCAGCTGATAGAGAAGACATATTAGAAATACTTAAAGATCAGTTAAGAGCCCACTACCAAGAAGAATATAAGAAAAACAACAAACAACATTTTTCTAATCCAGGTGAATTAAGTGAATTTTATCAAGATGGAGTTGAAATACTAAATTACCTAAAAAAACATAGAGGTAAATATTTTTCAAAACGAGGTTGGCATTTAGTAGGAATAGAAACTCCTGTACTAATGCCTCCTGTAAAATATAATCCTAATATTTTATTTATGGGTTATCTTGACATTGTAATGTACAGTGAAAGGTTAAATAAATTTAAAATAATAGATATTAAAACATCTACTAATGGTTGGAAATTAAATTATGTTAAAAATGATGAAGACAAACAATTCCAACTTATATTATACAAAAAATTCTTTGCAGAACAATTTGGAGTAGATATAAAAGATATTGATATTGAGTTCTTTATTACAAGAAGAAAAGTTTATACTGAGGGGGATTATCCACAAAAACGATTTCAAATGTATTCTCCACCTTCGGGTAAAATAAAAATAAGTAGAGCAACTAAAGCAATAGAAGAATTTATGAGTGAATGTTTTATAAAAAATGAATACTCAACAAAAGAAATGTTACCAAATCCTTCAAAATGGAACTGTGGGTTTTGCCCCTATAAAAACGATAAAAAACTTTGTGGATTAGGTGAACATTTTTAAGTCTATACGTATGTATGGATATAAATAGTTTTACTAAATTAAAGATTATGACAGCAAAAAAAGACATGACACTAACCAGTGTAAAAGTTAAAAGTGATTTATTTGAAAATTTTAAAATAGAGTGCGTAAAACGTAAATTTTCTTTCCAGAAACTTGCCGATCGTGCAATTTATTTGTATCTTACAGATGATGATTTTAGAAGACAAATTAATAATCACAATAACCTTGAGTTATAAAAAATAAAATATGATTAATAAAGATTTTAAGTATCTTCCTAAAGATAAAAGGAAGAAAATACTCTTAATATGTGATGATATTAGAGTACATTCAGGAATAGCCACAGTGGGTAAAGAAATAGTAATGCATACTGCTCAACATTTTAACTGGGTACAAATAGCAGGAGCTATTAAACACCCAGATAAGGGTAAAGTGTTTGATTTATCTAATGAAGTAAATAAACAAACGGGTTTAACTGATTCTAATATAAAATTGTTCCCAGTTGATGGTTATGGTAATATAGAACTAGTAAGACAAATTATTAATCAAGAAAAACCAGATGCTTTAATGCTTATTACGGATCCAAGATATTTTATGTGGTTATTTAATGCTGAAGGCGAAATAAGAAAAAATATGCCTATTATATACCTTAATATTTGGGACGATTACCCCGCTCCCTTATATAATAGAGCATTTTATGAATCATGTGATTTATTAATGGGAATTTCAAAACAAACAGTAAATATTAATAAGATTGTATTAGGAGATAAAGTTAAGGATAAAATAGTAAAATATTTACCTCATGGTTTAAATCATAATATTTACCGTCCTTTAGAAACTACTGAAGAGATAAATGCAATAGAAAAAATGAAATTTGAGTTATTTGGTAAAGATGAAGTTAATTTTGTTTTATTTTTTAATTCTAGAAATATTAGAAGAAAGCAAATCCCAGATACTATGTGGGCATTTAGAATGTTTTTAGATAGTTTACCTAAAGAAAAGGCAGATAAGTGTAGATTTTTACTTCATACTGAAAAAGTACATGAAGCGGGAACAGACCTTCCCGTAGTAAGTGAGCTATTATTTGGAGATAAATACCCTAATGCTATAGTAATTGATGAAAAAAGATGGTCAACTGAACAATTAAATTTATTGTATAATATTTCTGATTGTCAAATTTTATTAACATCAAATGAAGGATGGGGATTAACCTTAACTGAGGCAATGTTAGCAGGTAATCCTATTATAGCTAATGTTACTGGTGGGATGCAAGATCAAATGAGATTTAAAGATGAAAATGGAAAATGGTTTACACCATCACCTGAAGTACCTTCAAATAATACAGGAAAATATAAAAAACATGGTGAATGGGCTTTTCCATGTTATCCTGCTTCAAGATCAATTCAGGGATCACCTATTACACCTTATATTTGGGATGATAGATGTAAGCCGGAAGATGCAGCAGATAGGATAAGGGAAGTGTATGATTTAGGTGAAGAAAAAAGAAAAGAATTAGGTGTTAAAGCCAGAGAATGGTGCTTAAGTGAAGAAGCAGGATTTACAGCTGAACATCAAGGTAAAAGATTTATAAAATTTGCTAATGAGTTATTTAATACCTGGAAACCTAGGATAGCATTTGAAGTAATAGATGCAGATGAAGATATTAGAAAAGTACAAACACATAATTTAGTATATTAATATGAAACCAACATTTATAATAAGTTGTCCAATAGATACCTACTCGGGTTATGGAGCAAGATCAAGAGATGTAGTAAAAGCTATTATTGAAATGGATAAATATGATGTAAAAATAATGCCGCAAAGATGGGGTGCTACCCCTTGGGGCTTTATAGAAGATCATAAAGATTGGGAGTTTTTAAATAAATATTTATGGCAACCAGAACCTAATAAACAATACCCAAAACCAGATATTTGGATGCAAATAACAATTCCAAATGAATTCATGCCTCAGGGACATTATAGTATAGGAATGACAGCAGGTATAGAAACTACTTTATGTAGGGCTGAATGGGTAGAAGGGTGTAATAGAATGAATATGGTAGTTGGATCTTCTAAACATACTATTCAAGTATTAAAAGATAGTAAATTTCAACAAAAAGATAATAAAACTAACCAAGTAGTAAAAAGTATAGAATTAAATACTAAAACTGAAGTATTATTTGAGGGATTTAATGAACAAACTTGGAAAAAAACTAATGAATATTTAGACTTACCAGAGATAAAGGAACAATTTTGCTTTTTATTTGTAGGACATTGGATGCAGGGAGCATTTGGTCATGATAGAAAAAATGTAGGTTTATTAGTAAAATCATTTTTAGAAACATTTAAAAATAAACAAAATCAACCTGCCCTTATAATGAAAACTTCTGGAGGAGTAGTATCATATATGGATAGGGATATTATTCTAAAAAAGATAAATGATATTAAAAAAACAGTAAAGGGTAAACTACCTAAAGTTTATTTAATACATGGTGATCTTTTAGATGAAGAAATGAATGAATTATATAACCATCCTAAAGTAAAATGTATGGTTAACATTACCAAAGGAGAAGGATTTGGTAGACCATTATTAGAATTTACTCAAACTAAAAAACCAATAATAGCTACAGGCTGGTCAGGTCATATAGATTTTCTTAAACCTGATATGAGTGTATTACTACCCGGCACTTTAGGAGATATTCATAAAAGTGTTAAAAATGATTGGTTTGTAGATGGAGCTAAATGGTTTAATGTTGATACTATGGCTTTAGGGAAGGCTTTAAAAGATATGCATAAGAATTATAAAAATTGGATTCATGGAGCTAAACAGCAAGGTAATTTTGCTAAAGAAAATTTTACATATGTTAAAATGAAAGAAAAATTTAGTAAAATATTAAAAGAAAATATAACAACTGCTCCTAAACAGGTACCTTTACAATTACCAAAACTTAAAAAAGTAGGAGGAGGAAATACTAAATCTGAACTTCCAAAATTAAAACTTCCTAAACTTAAAAAAATAGAAACATGAACTCAGATAAATTAGACATATGTCCCCGATGTGGTTCGGATGCATGTTATGTAACTGAAGTAAATCAGGATATAAATAATTATTTTTGTTATGGTTGTGGTTTTCAATCTAATACTTTAATGAGAGAAGAAGAGGAAATAATGGATGATCAATTAGCTACTTTACCAGAGTTATATAAAGATCTTAGATATGAAGACGAAACAGGTCAAGTATGGTTTCCTTCAACAGTAAATTTACCAAAACAAGGAATGGTATTTGCAAATGGATCTACAACTAAAAATTGGAAATGGGCAGCAGTTAAAGCTGTAGAGGTAACAGAAGAAGAAAAATTAAAATATCCTATCCCAGGAAAAAAAGATCAATACTATAAACATAGAATGGACATGACTACAATGAAACAATTTGAAGAACGTGACTTTATGGATGCTCTTTCGTACATTGGGGTACTACCTAGTTAAGATATGAAAATAAGTTATGCAATTCCGGTTTGTAATGAATTAAAAGAAATTCAAAGACTAGTAGGTTTTTTATTAGAAAATAAAAGACAAGAGGATGAAATAGTAATATTATTTGATTCTATTAATGGTACTAGTGAAGTTGAAACTTTTTTAAACCACTATACTAAGGATAATTTTAATTGGTTTACTTGGAGTAAATATAATTTTGATGGTCATTTTGCTAACATGAAAAATAAATTAACTGAAATGTGTAATGGAGATTATATTTTTCAAATAGATGCGGATGAAATGATTACAGAAGTTTTAATAGGTAGTTTACATGATATATTTAAAAATAATCCTGATAATGAAGTTTATTTAGTTCCCAGAGTAAATACAGTATCTGGTTTAACCCAAGAACATATTACAAAATGGAGATGGAATGTAGATAAAGAGGGTAGAGTAAATTGGCCCGATTATCAATGGCGTATTTGGAAAAACAAACCAGAAATCAAATGGGTTAATAAGGTTCATGAAAAGTTAGAAGGGTTTAAAACTTACGCCCCACTTCCTCAACATTCTAAATTAGCTTTACAACATCCTAAAACAATAGAAAGACAAGAAAAACAAAATTCTTACTACGACACATTATGATATTTTGGAGAATATTAGATAACACTCTTTACCCTATTAAAGAAACTAATGAATTAGGTTTTGAAGAATCTGAGGGGTTAAGAATTCCGGATGAATATCTTAATAAAAAAGAATTTATTGTTTTAAGAACTACTTGGGGTATAGGAGATTGGGGAATAATATCTGCAATTCCTCGTTTATTAAAAGAAAAATATCCAGATTGTAAGGTATATATTCCTTCTTCTTTATTAGTTAAAAAAATATTTGGGGTAGATACTAACTTAATGTATGATATTTTTAATAATAATCCCTATGTGGATGGATTTAAAGATTCAATAAAAGGAGAAATTTTTCATGATCATTATAGAATTTATAACAAAGATAAAAAGGATATTCCACTTACGGAACAAATACTTAAATTTTGGCAGTTTAATGAAGATGAATATAAGGATTCTCAACCGGAATTATATTGGTCTGAAAAAGAAATTAAATTAGGAAATCAAATAATTGAAAAATATATAGGAAATAAAAATTTTGGGTGTTTTTTACTTTCGGAAAGATTTGGAACTCAAAGGGGTCAATTAGATAAAAAAACTTTACAAAAAGAAACTAAAGTTCTTACTAAAGTATTAAAAGATAATAATTTACCCTATTTTTATTGGTCTTATAAACCTTTAAAAACTACCCCTTTTAATTTTATAAATAAAATTTTAAATTTAAGGCATGTTAGTTTAAGAATTCAACTTTATATTAAATCTAGAGCTAAAATAAATATAAGTAATCAATGTGGTACTAACCATTTAGTAGTAAGGTATTCTAAAATTTATGAATCTCAGAGGCAATCTTCTTTAGGAATGAATTTTGTAAAAGGAATAAATTATATATGAATAAAAAAGTAGTCTATACAGCTATATTTGGGGGATATGATGAACTCCCAGATCCTCAATTTATACCTGAAGGTTGGGATTTTATATGTTTTACTGATAGTAATATTAAATCTAATATATGGGAAGTTAAAAAAGTTCCTGCAATATATAAAGATCCTACTAGAAATGCTAGAAAATATAAAATTTTACCCCATAGATGGTTTCCTAATTATGAGTATAGTTTGTGGGTGGATGGGAATATCTTAATAAGAAATAATATTAATGAGTTAATACCTGAATATTTAAATAAAGTAAATATAGCAGTACATGACCATAATCAAAATCAGTTAGATCCTAGAAATTGTGTATATCAAGAAGCACAGGCTATTTTTTACTTTGGTAAAAGGAATGGGAATTATAAAGATGATCCTAATATTATTCAAAAACAAATACAAAGATATGCTGATGAAGGATATCCTTCTCATAATAGTTTAGCAGTTACTATGCAATTATTAAGAAAACATAATAAAAAAGATTGTATAAAAATTATGGAACAGTGGTGGGAAGAAATAAAATACGGGAGTAAAAGAGACCAATTAAGTTTTAACTATTCAATTTGGAAAACTAATACTTCCTTTGTATATTTTAAAGGAGATTCAAGAAACACAAAATACTTTTTACACACAGGAAAACATAAAGGAAAAAAATAATGAAAAATATTTTATTTACTACACATTTAGATGATAATTTTATAGATGGAGCCCTTGTTATGATCTATTCTATGAAAAAAAATGTTAAAAATTTTATGGATTATCCCATAAAAATAATGCATAGTACTGAAATAGCAGGAATATCTATAGAAAATCAATCTAAACTAAAAAAATTAGTTCCACATATTGAATTTGAAGATATAAATAGAAATGAATATATTAATGCTCCTGTTAAATATCCTAAACATAGAACTGCTTTTTTATCTTTAGAATGTTTTAGACCCTCTAATTATGATAAAGTATTCTTTTTTGATTGTGACATGCTTTGCATACGGGACA